CTCCGAACGGGTAGTGCAAGCGCTTTATGATTTCTCTCGATGTATTTACATCGGGGCTCGATGGGTCTACTGTGCGAGTCTGGCGTTGCGGTCCGTCGGTGGGCGCCAGAGTTTTCACCCCGCTACACGAGCGAGCCAGAGCGGGGACGGTGGGCTGAGGTCAGAGCCGGGTGGTAGTCGGGCAACCGATGAAAGTCTGATCAGCGCGAAGCGAGGAGGCGGCTCCGGGGAGCAGGCAACCTTGAGCGCAGGCGAAACTGTAGATCTCTACGGTATAGGCTGCGCTTGGCTCAGAGGCTCACCAGGAAGCAAGCATTAAGAGATTAGAGATCTATGGGAGATCATCACATGGCAGCAGAGCAGGAAAAAACTTCAGAGAACGTGGTGCCGTTAAAAAAATCTCGGGCTGGCCGTCGCTCGGCCATCAGGCACGAGAATCCGCTTCAGACTCTGCGCTATTGGGTCGAAGTCGTGGGAGTGCCTCAGATCGAGATTGCGCGGGTTCTGGGAGTCTCGCAGCAGAATCTGTGCGATCAGATCAACAATCGCCGCCCGCTCTCTGACAGCCTGCTCGAGTATCTCGGCTGGGAGAGAGTCACAGAGTATCGTCGCATTCATACCGGAGAGCGCTGCTCAGACTGGTCAACGACAGACGATCAGCCTGATGCCTGATCCGCTAGTGCTGTCTCTCCCGTGGCCGCCTAGCGTTAACCGAATGTATCGCAGCATCTCTAAAGGGCCGCTCGCTGGGCGCGTTCTCATCAGCGAGGAAGGGCGACAGTTTCGGAAGGCAGTGGACAGCGTTGTTCGGCAGGCAAGGGCTCGACAGGGCTGGCAGATGCGTCTTCGAGTCGAGATCGCCGCATTCCCCCCAGATCGTCGCGCTCGAGATCTCGATAACTTGCTAAAGAGCATTCTGGACTCTCTTCAGCACAGCGGCGTTTTCGAGTCGGATTCGCAGATCGACGACATCAGGATCTGGAGAGGCGAGCGAGTACCAGGCGGAGAAATCACGGTCTGGTTGACCCCGATTGAGTATGCCGGCTCGTGATGAGCATTCGATGGAAACGGATTAGCGACTCGAAGTGGGTCGAGGTCAGCAGCAGAGGCACTCGCTACGAAGTCAGACGAGTGGGGTGTGGATGGTCGTCAATGCTGGCGTTCTGGCATCAAGGCGGGATGCAGCTGCCGACCACAATCGAGCGGCACGCAAGCGCGAAGGCGGCGATGGACTTCTGCGCACGCAGACTGGCGGAACATCAGAAACAGGAGGTCGAGCAGAATGAGGACGCACACGCAGAGTCTGATCGCGTCTGCAATGGAGCAGATTCGCTCGGAAATATCAGCGACGCATGACCGGCCAGAGTCGGAGCATCTGAAACATCGGCGGGCCTATCTTATGCAGGCCCACCAGCATTTGATTGAGACGCAGTACGCTCTCGACCTCGCTGCTCGAGGTCTAGCGATGGAGATTGATTCGTGAGTGAGAAAATACCCGCTAAGCGCGCAAAATCGGATCAAGCTAAGGCGAAGAAGTCGGTGCCTGCTGTCCAGGCGCGGAAACACGCTGGCGGGATGCCGGCTTTCGTGCCTCGCGAGGATGAGCGCAGACAAGTAGAAGCACTGAGCGGCTACGGAATCCCGCAGGAACAGATCGCAGCGCTGGTGCGTAACGGAATCTCTGCCGACACGCTCGCGAAGTATTTCAGTCGGGAACTGGTCACAGGGCGGGCAAAGGCGAATGCCGGGGTCGGTCGAACACTGCATCAGAAAGCGATGAGCGGCGACACGCAGGCGATGATCTGGTGGTCGAAGGCCCAGATGCGTTGGGCCGAAACGCAGCGCCACGAAGTCACTGGCCGCGACGGTAAGCCGATGCAGATTCAAGCGATCGACATGACCAGGCTCTCGGATTCAGCGCTGGCCGAAATTCTCGCGGCGAAGGACGCGACGGAGGGTGAGCAGTGATGGCAACGAAACCCAATCCGGCAGACAAAGTCGAGCGGCGCAAAGTCTCAGACCTGATTCCCTACGCTCGAAACTCTCGCACGCATTCAGATGCTCAAGTCGCACAGATAGCCGCTAGCATTCGAGAATGGGGCTGGACGACTCCGGTTCTGATTGACCAGGCGGGCATGATCATCGCTGGCCACGGGCGTGTTCTCGCTGCGCGTAAGTTAGGGCTAGAGAGTGTACCGGTAGTCATCGCAGACGGATGGACAGACGCTCAGAAGCGAGCCTACGTCGTTGCAGACAATAAACTCGCGCTAAATGCCGGGTGGGATTTTGATCTGCTGGCTGTAGAGGTAGCCGGGCTATCCGAGGAGGGTTTCGATCTTCAACTGATCGGATTCTCAGATGATGAACTCGCTGCGATCCTCGCAGACCCATTACCGGCAGGGATGACAGATCCGGACGACGTACCAGATGCCACAGAGAATCCTATCTCGGCTCTCGGTGACGTTTGGATCCTCGGCAAGCATCGACTGGTCTGCGGGGATTGCACCGATGCGCTAGTGGTCGATAAAGCGCTGAATGGAGTCACTCCGCACCTAATGGTTACCGATCCGCCCTATGGGTTCGAATACGATGCAGACTGGCGCAATCACGCAAAGCGAGCAGACGGGTCTCCTATTGGAGCAAAAGCGGTCGGCAAAGTTATGAATGATGGCAAGGCCGATTGGAGCGATGCATGGGCGCTCTTCCCCGGCGCGGTCGCTTATATCTGGCACGCAGGCAATAAAACTCACGTCGTAGCGCAGAGCCTGTTTGAAAGTTCTTTCGATTTGAGAGCGCAGATAATCTGGGCCAAAAGTCAGTTCGTGATTGGTCGAGGGCATTACCATCAGCACCACGAACCGTGCTGGTATGCAGTACGAAAGGGAGAAACAGGGCACTGGTCTGGCGACCGCAAGCAGTCAACCCTGTGGCAGATAGATAAGCCACGGAAGTCGGAGACTGGACACAGCACGCAGAAACCAGTGGAGTGTATGAAGCGCCCCATCGAGAACAACAGCAGTCCAGGGCAGGCAGTATATGAACCGTTCAGCGGCAGCGGGACGACTATTATCGCCGCCGAGATGACGGGTCGTTGTTGCCACGCTATCGAACTTAACCCGGCGTACGTTGATGTGGCCATTAAGCGATGGCAGGAGTTCACCGGGAAAACGGCAACGCTCGAAGCAACAGGGAAGACGTTTGCTGAGATGGCGGAAGGGCGCGGCCCTTGAACCTGACCGCGACAGACCTCCTTAACGCAGAGCGAGAATACTGCAAGCGCAGTCTCGCGTCGTTCGCTCGTCGCGCTTGGCATGTTCTGGAGCCTGTCGCTGAACTCAAATGGGGCTGGGCGCTCGATGCAATCTGCCAGCATCTAGAGGCAGTCACCGAAGGGCGAATCACTCGCCTTCTGATGAACGTCCCACCAGGCTCGATGAAGTCGCTACTAACGGGCGTCATCTGGCCAGCGTGGGAATGGGGCCCTCGAGACTTGCAGGAGATGCGTTACGTCGGGACAGCGCACGAAGAGCAGCTGGCCATCCGAGACAGTCGTCGCTGTCGAGATCTGATTAAATCGGACTGGTATCAAGCGCTCTGGCCTGTCGAACTGCTGGCCGACCTCGATGGTAAACGGGAGTTCGGCAATCAGCGCAGAGGCATCAGAGCAGCGCGAGCGTTCACTTCGATGACCGGCGTGCGTGGCGACCGAATCATTCTCGACGACCCCATCTCAGCAGACGGCGCGAACTCAGACGCGAAACTTGAGGCGGCACGAATTGCGTTCACCGAAACGCTGCCGACTCGAACCAACAATGAACGCTCTGCCATCATCGTCATTTCGCAGCGACTCAACGAGGCCGACACCTCGGGCGTCATTCTCTCGATGGGCCTGCCGTACTGTCATCTCCGAATCCCGATGCGCTTCGAGGCAGGCAATCGCTGTCAGACCTCAATCGGCTGGTCAGACCCTAGAACATCAGACGGTGAACTGATGTTCCCGGAGCGCTTCAGCGAGCAGCAAGTGACCGAGCTAGAAACGACGCTCGGCAGTTACGGAACAGCAGGGCAGTTGCAGCAGCGACCAGCACCGAGAGGCGGCGGAATCATTCTCACGAAATGGTTCGGGTTCTGGGAAGTGCTGCCGCAGCTGGAGTTCAGATTCATCACTGCGGACACCGCGCAGAAAACGAGCCAGCAGAACGACTATTCAGTCCTTCAGGCATGGGCACGCTCGACGACAGGCCAGGCGGTAGCGCTCGACCAGATACGAGGCCGATGGGAAGCGCCAGAACTCGTACAGCAGGCTCGAGCGTTCTGGTTGAAGCATCAGGCAGA